TAAAATCAATAAAAGTAGAATCAAAAATAAATGATAGTTTGTGGTTAAAGAATCCAGATTATGATATAACAGATAGATATGCCAGATAAAGGTAGGCCATTAAAGAAATTAGAAGATTTACCAGAGGGATGGGAGAATATTATTATTAACCTATCTAAGGAGGGTGCTAGTATTGTTGAATTAGCAGTTGCTTTAGACATTAGTAGGCAAACTTTATACAATTTATCTGAACGTGATGAGCATTTTTTAGACACCATAAAAAAGTGTAAGAGATATTGTGAGGCATGGTGGTTATCAAAAGGCCGTACAGAGCTGGATAATAAAGACTTTTCTTATACTGGTTGGTATATGAATATGAAAAACAGATTTGGATGGGCAGACAAACAAGAAAACAAAAATGAGAATACTCATACAGGAGAGATTAAAATAAACTATAACCTACCTAATGGAGATTGATATTAATCCATCTAAAAAACAGCATGAAGCATACAATAAACTAAATGATAGCATTACAAAAGAAACTCTTTACGGTGGTGCTGCTGGAGGTGGTAAATCGTGGCTAGGATGTGAATGGCTATTAGTAAACTGTTTACGCTATCCAAAAACTAAATGGTTTATAGGCAGAGAAGAGTTAAAAAGGCTAAGAGCTTCTACATATCAAACACTACTCAAAGTAAGACAACATCACAATTTACCTCATGACTTCTGGAGGTATCAAGGGCAAGATAACTTTATTGAATTTCCTAACGGCTCAAGAATAGACTTATTAGATTTACAGTATAAGCCATCAGACCCAATGTATGAAAGGTTTGGTTCATTAGAATATACAGGAGGCTGGATTGAAGAGGGTGGAGAAATAAACTTTGGTGCTTATGATGTACTTAGAACTAGAATAGGGAGGTGGTTTAATACTGAATACAATATACTACCTAAGTTACTTATAACATGTAACCCTAAAAGAAACTGGATGTATGAGGAGTTTATCCAACCATACAGAGCAAACAAATTACCCACTACTCAAGCATTTATAGAGGCTTATGTAACAGATAACCCATACATTGATAAAGAGTATATTATTAACCTTAAATCTATTAAAGACCAATCTAAAAAAGAAAGGCTTTTACTAGGTAACTGGGATTATGATAATGACCCTAACAGAATTTACGCAGATGATGGTTTAGATAATCTTCTTACTAATGAATTTATAAAGCCAGAAGGTAAAGCTTTTATTACTTGTGATGTTGCAAGGTTTGGAGCTGATAAAACTGTGATAATGGTATGGCAAGGGTTTGTATTAGCAGATATTCATATAATAGATAAATCTGGTATTGATGAGGTTGTATTGACTATAAGACAAATGGCAAATAAATACAATGTTGCTAGAAGTAATATAGTACTTGACCAAGATGGTGTAGGTGGTGGTGCTGTTGATGTCTTAAAAGGTTCAAAAGGTTTTACCAATAATGCTAAGGCAATAGTTAATAAATTTAAAAACGAGAACTATAAGAACTTAAAAACTCAGTGTTATTTTAAGAGTGCTGAGAGGGTTAATGATTATGGTATTTACATTGCTCCTAATGTTGCTAATAAATGTTGGCAAGAGTTAAAAGAAGAGCTTGCAAGTATCAAACAGGCTAACCCTGATAACGATGAAAACAGGTTAGGTATAATTGCTAAGGATAAGATTAAAGAGAGCATAGGACGTTCTCCGGATTATGCAGATTGTTTTATGATGAGAGAGTTTTTTGAGCTTGCTAAGAAGTCAGTTAGAGCAGTTGCATAACTTTTTACTTTTGTATTACAATTTTATTATTATATTTGATTTTCAAACAAACTATTTAACAATGAAAAAAGATAAAAGATTTAAGATTAAGCATGAAAACATCTTTATGTTTTTGCTAATAGTATTAGCCATATTTACAAGCTGTTTATTCTATTGTGAAAAGGCTTATTTATTCATCAAAAAGCTATTTAAGAAATGAAGATACTTAATTTATATGCTTGTTTAGGTGGCAATAGATACAAGTGGAATGAGGTTAAAAGTGATATTGAAGTTACAGCTGTTGAATTAGACCCTGAAGCTGCTAGATTATATCAAGAGAGGTTCCCTAATGATAAAGTAATAGTAGCAGATGCTCACCAGTATTTATTAGACCACTATAAAGAATTTGATTTTATATGGAGTTCTCCGCCATGTCCTACTCATTCTAGGGCTAGAGGTTATAATTCAAAAGTTGAAACTAAATATCCAGACATGAAATTATATGAAGAAATCATATTACTTCAAACAGTTTCTAAGGGAGAGGATGCTAGGTTTAAAGGGCGTTTTGTTGTTGAAAATGTAATACCGTATTATGAGCCATTAATCCCAGCTCAAAAAAGGCATAGGCATTTATATTGGGCTAATTTCACTTTACCGGGTAATTTAAGTAATCGTAAAGCTCCAAAAATAGGAGCTGGTTTAAATGAGGTGACAAAATGGTGTAAATTTCATGATTACGATTTTAGAAAATACAAAGGTAAACAACCTACAAATAAAATGGCTCGTAATTTAGTAGATTATGAAGCTGGTAAAACAATATTTGAAACAGTATTAGGCATTTATAAAAGCGATAACGCAAATCAAACAACACTATTTTAACATGAATATTGATAGTAAGGATTATCTATTAGATAAGCTAATTAGAATAGAGGTGTCTAATTACAGGAGAATAGGATTATTAACAGAGGGTAGGTATAAGAGAGAGCCGTTAGGGTACTTTCAGGAGCTTAGAAGTATTTACAGCCAGTTGAGTAAGGAGGATATTAAACAGCTTATTAATATTAAGCCTAAGAGCGATTGTTTTAAGAGATGAAAGAAAATTTATTAGTAAGTTTTAGCGGTGGAGAAACAAGTGCATATCTAGCAAAATGGCTCATGGATAATAAATCTGAAGTCTATAATATGATTTTTGTTTATGCTAATACTGGAGATGAAGAAGAAAGTACATTAACCTTTATTGAGTTATGTTCTAAAAAATGGAATATAAATATAGTTTGGGTTGAGGCTTTTGTTCATCATAATGAAAGAATTGCATCAACTCATAAAATTGTAAACTTTAAAACAGCATCAAGAAACAGAGAACCTTTTAAACAAGTAATTAAAAAGTATGGTATACCTAATCAAAACTTTTTACACTGTAACAGAGAAATGAAGTTAAACCCTATAAAAAGCTACGTTAAAAGTATAGGCTGGAAAAAGTATAAAACTGCAATAGGTATTAGAGTTGATGAAGTTGATAGAATAAATAAAAACAGAAAAGAGTTAGGCTTAATTTATCCTTTTATTTCTGATAAACCAACAACAAAGCAAGAGGTTTCTTATTGGTGGAATAAACAAGATTTTAGGTTAAAACTAAAAAGTTATAATACTAATTGTAGAACTTGTTGGAAAAAGTCTGATAAAGTGTTGGCACAAATCTATAAAGAGAATCCTAACTATTTTGATTTTAATAAAGAGATGGAAAATAAATACGGAAAAGATAAATACACTTTTTTTAGAAATGGTAGAAGCACTGAACAACTTATAAAAGACTTAGAGAAAATAAACTCAAAGCCAAGAGATAAACATTCAGAGATGAATTTTCAAACTAACTTATTTTCTGAAAGCTGTGATATTTACTCCTTATGTGGTGGGGAGTAGTGTCTTTTTAAAATTTTATTATATTTATAACATGGAAAAGAAAGAAGTAAAGGCTAAAAAGCCAGCAGCAAAGGCTAAGAAGCCCGTTAAAGTAGAGTTAAAAGATAAGCTAAATGAGATAGCAGAGTTTATTGATAAAACTATTAAAGAAGAGCGTAATAAACAACTAAGTACAGTTGCTTGTGCAAGGCTGGGAAAAGTAAAGCAAGATTTAATATTTATTGCTAGAAACATTATCCAATAATGCTCAAAGTAACTATCCTAGATAAACCATATCAAATACGTAATAACTGGGAGGATAACACTATTAAACAAATGGGTATAGCACAAAACTACATTAGTGCTATGCCTAAATGGTTATCCAACTACATCTACTCAGATAAAGATGAGCCTGTAAGTGATTCTAAACTACTAGGCTTTTATATTGACTGGATAGAGATGTTTAGTGATATACCTAGAAAGTACTTAGAATCTGAAATAAGCGTTAATAAAGCTGATGAGTTAAGCCTTATTGAAATATTTAATCTAGTTGCTAAGTTTTTAGGTGAGCCATCACAGGATGATATAGGTACTTCTGATACTATCACACTAAACAAAATACAATACGTATTAATTAAATCTGTTAAAACTTCTGGAGGTATTGATAAGATGTTAGGAGGTGCTACTTATAAACATTTCTCAGAATCACAAGCATTAAGTACTTTGTTTCAATCTAAGCAGTATAGAAAATGGAGTTACCTGAGTAAGATAACCGCAATACTATTTAGAGAATCAGAGGATGAGCAATACGATGAGGATATAATAGATATGAGAGCAAAGGCTTTTGAGAATCTTACAATATCTGAAGCGTATAAAGGGTATTTTTTTTTGCAAGAGCATACCAGCAAATTACAAAAGTCTATGCTAACATCTTTAACGGCAAAAAAGGCAAAGCTACGAACACGAAAAGCGAATCTATTGTTAAGAATCTTTTTTGGCAAAGCAAAGCTTATAAGATTGCTCAAAAGGGTATTTTCAATCAGAAAAACAAAACTCCTTTAGATAGTGTTTATAGTACAAATCTTTGGAAGGTGTTAGAATTTATTAGCATAGAAACAGCAGAGGAAACTTACAAAGCAGAGTTACAGCAACAGGCCCATGATGATGCAATGAAAAAGAATCGTAAAAAGTGAATAGAGAGGAGTTTCTAAGTGAGATTTTAGAAGCTTGTGCTTTTTTTCATTGGGAGTTTTACGGTGCTTATAAGAACTATCAGATAGTAGCAGTTACTCCCAGTTTTATACAAATATCAATTATACATTTTGAGGCTAAGGAGCAATGGGCTGAGGTTGTAGATTTTGATAATGATGAGGGTTTAATTGATAAAATGTTAGATAAGTTATAAATGTTTTAAAAATTTATTATATTTAAGCAAACTTTAAAAACAAACAAGATGACAATCAAAGATTTTATTTCAGTAATTATTATTATGTTTTCAGTAGCTGCAATGTTTATTCTAGGCTTAATATGAACTATCCTAAAATACTAATAGGTTTTCCATCATCTTCAGTTAAAGATTATTGTTTAGATGAATTTGTAGAGCAGATAACCACTTTCACCTATCCCTTATACGATATTTTTGTAGTAGATAACAGCAAGGATAAAAGCCATGTTAAAGAATACCATAAAAGAGGTATCAAGGCTATTCATGAGCCATTAAACGGTGACTTTAGAGAAGAGTTAGCAAGGCATCAAAACATTATAAGAGAATACTTTTTAAATGGTGACTATGACTATTTAATGATGATTGAATCTGATGTATTTACAGGTGAATGCATATTAGAAAAGCTTGTAAGCTATGCGGAATGCTCAGGAGCTGGTGCAGTTACTTGTACTTATGAGATTATGAGAGGTGAGCCTACATTATGCTTAACATCTACTAGTGATTATAGGGCGGTAAGAAGTGAAAAGATATTAGAACGCTCGCATGGTATTGATATTATGGGTCAAGGTGTTTTACCTCTTAATCAAATATTAATAGACCCTGATGCAAAGATAACAGCAACAGGAATAGGATGTACTTTATTTAGAAGAGAAGCTTTAGAACTGGTTTATTTTAGAGTAGATTTAGAACTAAACAATAGGGCTTTTAGTGATACTTTTATATTTACTGATATGCAGAAGTTAGGCTTTAAAGTATTAATAGATAGTAACATTATTTGTGAGCATAGAAAATGATTCATAATATTAAATTATGGATGAAGATACTGAGTACTTTTTTTTAGTAAACAAAGAATCAGATAACGAAAAGGAATTATTAGCAATAGGTGAGGATTTAATGCAATGGCAAATAGCCATAGGGAGCATTCCTGAAGATGCAAAAATAGAAATGATAAAACATAATTAACAATGTTAGCAACTATCCAGAAACTAGAAGAAGAATTAGAAAACTATAAAAAGAGGGTTAACTTTTTAAAGCAATATATCGAACATTTAACACAATATACCGTAAACAGCAAAGGAGATAGGGTTTATAAATCATTACATGATGTTGATAAAGCTTACAGGCTCCAGAATGAATTAGATTTTAAAAACAGTTTAATTGAGCAGAGAAAAGCACAGATTAAACAAGTTAACGAGCAAGAAGATTTAAAAGATAAAGCTATTAAAGAGATGCCTGAGTTAATAGACAAGTCTAACGAGGTTCATGATATGATGTTGGATGATTTAGATAGGCTTAATAAGTCTAAAAAAACTAAAGAGATTAAAGAAGCTATTAAGATGGTTGAAATGCAGATAGATGAAGTTAGTGATTTAATAGATGGTATACAGGAGAGGTATAATAATAAAAACTTTAATCAGATACTAAATGATTTTAGGCAAATTAATAACATTTTAAAGCTCAAAAATTGAGTCCAATAGCAGTATTATTCTTATTTGTATTGATACAATTAATATTCAGAGTATTAGAAAAAAGTATAAATAAAAAGTAGTTCTTTATTAAAAAAAATTGACAGCCAAAAATTATTGGCTGTTTTTTTTTATATTAGTGTTATCCATACATAAGCTATACATTTAAAAGATATGGCTACAATTACAAATAAAACAGATGGCATTGAGATAGTTGATGCTGGAGGTGATACCTACTTTATTAAGTATGGTAATGTCAAATTAATTAAGAGTTCATTAACCCTTTCAATCTACGATAACTCAGAAAACAGAAGAGGTGCAGATGCTTTAAAAGTAAAACATGCAGATGTTACAAGCCCTGTTACAACAGATTTAAATGATTTATACACAACTATAAGAGGATATATTGACTAATGGCAACGATAACTAATTTAACAAGCGGAATAGAGATAAATTTTGCAGGAGCAGTAACTTACATTAAACATAATAATGTTAAGCTACTTAAAAGAGGTACTAATATTAATATCTATGATGATTCAGATGATGATGGTAATCAGAGAGGACAGGTTTACATAAGTATTCCCTTTTCAGAGGTTGCTAGCCCTAGTGAAGCTGATATAGATGCTTTATATGCTACTGTAAGAGGTTATATCGATGTTTCTGCTGGTGGAGGTACTGATGCAAATGCTGTGCATGTAAATGTAGGAGGTGAGATAAATGGCATAACTGCTAAAGGTACTCCTACAACTAGTGATATTCTGTTAATAGAAGATGCTGCTGATGGCAACAATAAAAAGAAAATTACTATTGCAGATTTACCAGCTACTAGTGATGCAAATGCTGTTCATGTTAATGCTGCTAATGAGATAACAGCAATAACAGAAAAAACATCAGTAGCCAGTGATGATGAGTTTATTATTGAAGATAGTGCTGATAGTGGAAACAAAAAGAGCATTAAGAGAAAAGCGGTTGTTAATCCTATTGTAAGCTCAACAGCATCAACAGCCACATTAACAGTAGATGCTGATAGTACAGATTTTGCAGTAATAACGGCACAATCTGAAGGGTTAACAATAGCAGCTCCAACTGGTTCACCTGTTGAAGGTCAAAAGTTAATCATTAGACTTAAAGATGATGGTAGTGCTAGAGCAATTACTTTTAACGCTATTTTTAGAGCTTTAGGAGTTACTTTACCAACTACAACAGTAGTAAGTAAGATAACTTATTTAGGACTTGTTTATAATAGCACTGATACAAAATGGGATATAGTAGCAACTAAAACAGAAGCGTAAAATGATTATAATTAGTAAAATAGAATTAGAAGGATTAGACAATCTTAAATACACTGATATTGGTTATACAACTGATATTAATGTAGCAAATGAGATTAATGAGGATTATGATAGTACTTTAGGTAAGTTTTTAGGTGAAAATAGAACTAAATTAACTTTAGGAGAGGTATCAATAAGTACTTTTTTTAGTGGTATTGATTCTGTTAATGAGGCTAGAACAGAGGTTGAAACTGTTGACGGTTTAGGAATATCAGAAATAACTAACGTAAATCAATTATAATGGCTGTACCTACCAAAGGAAATGTAACAAATGCGAATCCTACTCCGGGAGCTAACTTTAAAACTCAATCTCATAACCATAATACGGGTGATGATGGTTTAATAGTTGCTCAGTTTACTATGAGTAATGCTAGGAGCTATACAAGTTGTACTTATGGAGGTGTTGCAATGACTCAACTTTATTCAATTAGTAGAGGTGGTTTGAGTCAAAGAATGGCTTTTTTTTATTTAGAGAATCCTCCAACAGGTAACAACACTTTAAGAATTAATTTTAATAACTCCCAATGGAATCCAATTAGCTTACACATAAGAAGCTTTACTAATTCAGGAGGCGTAGGAGCTAGTTCAAGAACGGGCGGTCAACCAACTCCCAATACTCAGAGTTTAACTGTTGAAGATGATTCGTTAGTAATGATTACATCATGTTCAATTAACGCTATTACAAGCCAACAGATACCACAAGCAACTAATAGAACTTATGTACAGCATAACACAAATAGACAGGTAGCAACAGGTGCAATTAGTGCTGATGCTGGGCATAGTGCTGGTAGTATTTCTCTAAGGTCAACTTCTACCTTTGGAAGTATAACGCTAGATAGAACAGAAATAAAAGGCTTATCAAGTTCAGTTGATACTAGTGGAGGTGATTTCTTTGCAATGTTTTAATTATGGCAGTATTTAAAGATATAATAGATGAGTTCAAAACGGTTGCAGATGCTTTTGCTTCCGTTAATTATTTTGTATATGATAGGGTTAGTAGGGTTAATGGAACTTTACAAAATAAAGCATATCCTATGATATTAATTAACTCTACTCCAAACTTTGTAAGGGGTGTAAATAATAATAGTTTTTTGCCTAGAGGTAAGCAATTTACTTTTAACATCTTTTGTTATGGAGATTATAATAGTGCTGAAAGAGGTACTAAGAGCTTACAACAAAAGCAAGGAGAGATAGATAATATTTTAGACCAGTACATAGCTGAAGTTATGAGAAGAAATATAGATGGCTCTAATGGGTTTAGTATTGTAAATAATACTTCTTTATCTGGTTTTCTGGCTCATGATGTTCACAATGATAAGCTAGTACAAAGCACTTACACAATAACAGTAGAATTAGATAGTAATTGTACTTTAGGTTCATTTAGTTACTGATGGTTGATTTTAACAAAGTAGGTAAATTAATAATAGCTTCTTTACAAAAGGAGTTAATTGAGCAGGGCCATGAAGCTACTGGTAATTTGGTTAACAGTTTTGAGCAAAGGGTTATTGAAGTGCCTAATAGCATAGTTATTGAGATTCTAATGGATGAATACGGTATCTATGTTAATGAGGGTAGAAAAACAGGAGGTAAAAAAGTACCTATTAATGTTTTAGTAGATTGGATAGAACGTAAGGCTATTGTTAACGGTGATAAAGAGGTTAAAAGTTTGGCTTTTGCTATTCAACAAACTATTCATAAAGAAGGAATACCTACAAAGGGAAGTTTTAAGTTTAGCAATAACGGAAGGAGAAAAGGCTTTATAGACTTTGTAATTAATAATGAATTAGATGAAGTTTATAATGAATTAGAACAGCAAGTATTTGATGGCTATGATGATGCAATAGCTACAATAGTTAAAGATTTTAATATAAAAAATAAGTAATGGCAATAACAATAATAACACAGCCTACAATAGCAGTTCCCAATGTTGCATACGGTGAAAAAGATAAAGTTATTTACAAGTTTAGTAGTAGTCCTTCAGCTTCATTAGTTTCATGTATTGTTGAGGTTATAGTTAATAATGTTAAAATAGCAGCCTTAAATGTTCAAAAGGATAAAGGAACTACTAATGAATTCACAATAGTGTTAAATGAAATATTACAAAACTATTTAGATTTTAAACTTTATACAACCACTCTTAGTACTTATGATGCTACTGATTCTGGCACAAAACAATATAGTATAAAAATATATGAGGTAACTGAATCTGGCACTACCTTACAAACTACTTATGACCCTGATAATGATAGTAATGTAAACTATCAATTTTTTGATGCAAATATTAGAAATGTCTTTAACTGCACATTAGATGCAATTCAACAAAATAGTTTTAACGCAACAGATTACCAACTATCAGCAAATACAAAGAAGTTCTTAAACGATACACCAAGCTCTAAAAATATAGAGTTAAATCAGAGTGAATATCTAGGTGCTTTATGGTATGATGGCACAGCATCACAAGCATTTAAAGTAGAGATATTAACCTATGATATTAGTGATTCTCTTTTAAATACTGATTACATTAATATTACTGACTGGAATGCAGGGTATTCTGGTGGTAATTTTTCATCTTATTATATCACTATACCAGTAGGAACTGCTAATCTAATTGCTGCTAGTGTTAGTTTGACAAATGTTGCTTATTATACTATAAGAATAATTAATAATACTGGTGATGTAAGCGAGTTAAAGAGGTTTAATATAGTGGATTCATGTACTCATGATGTAAGAATACACTGGCAAAACAAATACGGAAAAAGAGATAGTTATACTTTTAAAGGTAATAAGCAGGAAAGCTTAGAGCATAAAGCAAGTACATTTATAAAAGCTAAAGGGATAACATATTCAAGTGATGCGAGAGGTGTTAGTATTATGCAAAATACGCTAAACAGCACATTTACGGCATACAGCAAATCAATAGGAAGGGATGAGTACCATTGGTTAAGTGATATGTTAATTAATAAGAGAGCATGGGTTGAGATTGATGGAGATTATTTTCCTATCATTATAGAAGATGGTACTTTTTTTAAAACTGATGAGCGTGATATGCCTATACAATTTGTGTTAAATTATAGTTTTGCTAATCCAACAAAAGGTATTAGAGGATGAATGAAGTAATTATAAGAATAATAGACACTACTAATAATGTTCAAGGTGATTTAGAATTGGCTAATTTTAATGATTTCCCTTTAGCAATTAATAAAGGTATTGTTAATCTTGATAATTTAAAAGAGCGTACAGGCACATATACGAAAAGTTTTAAAGCTCCTAATACTAAAAATAATGCAGATTTATTATCAAATGTAGATAATATTAACAGTAGAAAAGATTACAGAAGGGCATTAAATAGAAAGCCATGTATAATATTAGTGAATAATTCACCTATTGAAAAAGGCTTTTTACAGGTTAGTAAAGTTTATAATGGTTTAGAAGTTGAAAGTTTTGAACTGGTTTTTTACGGCAATAATATTGATTGGGTTAAATCTGCTGCGGAGCTTCAATTAAATCAAATTACAACATGGCAGGGTAACAACCAGCAAAACTATACACAGGATAACATAAATGCTCTAAACGCTTCTAATTCTGATAGTAATGATATAGCATACCCTTATATTAATAGAGGAGGTAATAATGAAAAAAGCCGCACTAATGTTGCTGATTATAGACCTGTATTTTATTTAAAAAATATTATTGATAAATGTTTTAATCATTTAGGCTATAAAACAGAAACATCATTTTTTAGTAATAATGTACATTTAAAAAAGTTAGTTTGTGATTTTGATTTAAAATTTACAGAAGATGAAACAGATACAACAGATGCTTATTTAAAAGCATATAACTCTTCTGATTACAATATGCCTAGTAACATTAATGATAATGTACATGAAAGGGTAAGATATGATGCAGACCCTTCAAATACTGGCAACCATTATAACACTAGTACATATGAATACACAGTACCAACTAATGGAACTTATGAAATTAAATATAGTTTAAGAATAAAACAAATATCTAGTGGAGGTGGTCAATTTGTTGATTTTAAAATAGTAAAAAATGGTGTTAGCACAACTGATATAGGCGGTGAGGATAATGTTTTATTTGTAAGAGAAGTAGATGCAACTACCAACTATGACCCTATTTCTGGCCAAGTATCATTAGCACTAGTGGCGGGGCAAAAAATCTCTTTTTATTTAAAAGGAAAATCACCAAGCCTAGAAGCAATAACCGTACAGGGTAATACAGGAGCAAACACAAGCATTGAAATAAATAGACAAAGTGAGATTGAAAAAAATGATGCTTTTTTAATTAGTGAAACAATACCTGATAACATAAAGTTTTTAGATATACTAAATGATTTTACAAGAATGTTCAATATTTATTATTGGACTGATGTAAAAAGTAAAAAAGTTTATTTTGATACTAGGAATGAATTTTTTAAAAGTGAAACAACTGCTATTGATTGGAGTGAAAAGGTTAATGTAAATACTTATGAGGTGGATTATGTTAGCTCATATAAAAGAACTTTAAATTTTTCTTATAATCCAGTAAATAAAGATAATTATTTAAAAGGTTGGCAGGATGAATTTAAGCGTATTTATGCTAGTTATAACCTTGTTTTAAGTGATAGATTTGCAGAAGGTAATCAAAAAATACAATTAGATTCTTTCAGTGCTACTTATGCAATAAAAGATACTAGTGTAGTAGAAAACACAGAACAAGCTCCTGTAACTTTAAAGATATGGAATGATTACGAAAACACACCTCCTGAAACAAGAACTACTAACTATAATTTTAGAATATACTTTTTTGAAAATGCAGTACAAACTGTATCTGGTATAACTAATCAAATTAATGCTTTTGGTTCAGTCACAAACACAATACCATATGGAATTTTTGAAAGTTATGAAGGTGTTACAAGTCCTCAAAATTTAAGCTTTACGGGTTCTGATGGTTTATTTGCTACTTATTATGCTAAGATGATAAAAAACATTGAGGAGGGTGGTCGTTTAATTGCTTTTTTTGATTTAAGTAGTACAGATATTGAAAATTTAGACTTTAGAAGGTTAATTTATTTAGATAATGAACCTAATATTAAAGGGTATTATTTTGTAGAAAGTGTTATAGATTATAAACCTGTTCAAGGTGGCTTAACAAAAGTTAGTTTGTTTAAGTTTGAGAATATTGGCAGTGTAGATATTGATACTACTCAAACTGGTAATAACAGCGGTATAATTGATAATAGTAATAATCCTCCTATATTGTTTCCTATTTATGTAGAGGATGGGTCACAACTAATAGAGGTAATGATTGAGAACCCGACAACAGGATTAATAGAACCAGTTTATAGATAAGAGATGGCAGAGAAGGTAATAGCGATAAAAGTTGATTTACAAGGTACTGAAGCCCAGCGAAAAAAAATAGCAAGGTTAGAAACTGAGGTTAAAAAATTAACTAACAGAAGGACGCAATTAAATAAGGCTCAAAAAAATGGTACAATATCTCTTAAAAAATATGGCCAAGAGATAGCAAAAGTTAACACAGGTTTAAAATCCCATAGAAGGCAGTTATTAGTTACTAGGCAGGAAATGCTGGGTATTGATGGGTTTACTACTAGACTAGGTAAATCATTTAGAAAAATGGGTTCTAGTATAGTTGCTGGTTTTGCTGGTTTGTTTGCTGTTCAGCAAGTTTTTCAAGTTTTTAAAGATGCTATTAAAACATTAGAAGAGTTTGAGCAGCAGATGGCAAAAGTAAGAGCTGTTACAGGTGCTACTGAAACTGAGTTTAATCTATTAACAACTTCTGCAAAGGAACTAGGTAGGGCATCTTTATTTACTTCAACTGAAGTGGGTAAGCTACAAGAGGAACTTGCTAAATTAGGTTTTACTACTCCTGAAATATTAGCAGCATCTGATGCCATATTACAACTTGCTACCGCTTCTGGTTCAGACCTTGCTCAGTCCGCTGTTGTTTCTGCTTCTACTCTTAGAGGGTTTGCCTTAGATGCTACTGAAACTCAGAGAATAGTTGATGTGATGGCTAAGTCATTTAGCAGTACTTCATTAGATATAAATAAGTTTCAAACTGCGATGGCTACGGTGGCTCCGGTTGCTAAAACAGCAGGTATAAGCGTTGAGAAAACAACAGCATTACTAGGTACTTTGACAGATGCTGGTTTTGATGCTAGTACTGCTGGTACTGCATTAAGAAACATATTTTTAGAAATAGGTAAAAGAGGGATAACATTAGAACAGGGATTAAGTCAAATAAGAAACAGCTCAGATAAAACTACTACCGCTTTAGATTTGTTTGGTAAAAGGGGAGCTGCATTAGCTATAACATTAGCAGATAATGAGCAAAAAAGTATTGATTTAACCCATGCTTTTAATGATGCTTCTGGTGCAGCTAGTGAAATGGCTGATATTATTGGTAATACTTCAGTGGGAGCTACTAAAAAATTAAGCAGTGCTTATGAGGGTATGATATTAACCATTGGAGAAGGTAGTGAAGATGGATTAACAAAAGTAAAGCTTCTTGCAGCTGAACTATTAAATGCTTTTACAGATGTAAATAATCAAATTAATAGATTGAGGGCTGTTGGTGAAAATTCAATAGGTTTAAGCTTTGGAAGTATAAGCGAAAGCCAAGAGGATTTATTAAAGCTTTTAGATGCAAATGATGAGTTTTTAAAAAACAATGTAAGTAATGCTGAAGCGGTTAAACAGAAAAGAATAGATACTGCTGAAAACATTTTAAAATTAAAAGAGCAAATTAAACAAGCTCAAAAAGATGATAATGATGATTTAGCAGAAAGTTTAACAGTAATAGCTAACATACAGGCAAAGTTTTTTAAAGATTTAACAGCTCAAAAAGACGCTCTAAAAAATGTAGCAGAAGCATCTAAGGCATCATCACTACAAGCGGAAATAGAAGCTAAGGCATTAGATAAAAAAGCAGATGCAGTTGATAATGTAAAGTTTGCATTAGAAGAGCTTGAAGAGGTTGAAGATGATACTTTTGATTTTGAAGAAGAGCAAATACAAAAATCAACAAATGCTATTCTAGCGTTTTCAGATTTAATAAATGAGGAGTCGGAAAAACGTTTAGAGATTGCAGAAAATGAAGCGGAGAGAAAGCTTGATATTGATTCTGCTGCTATGCAAAATGAATTAGAACAGAGGGCAAACTTTGAGCAGGAACTACAAAGGCAAAAAATAGATTTAGCTGAACAGGCTGCTAGTGCCTTAGTTGATGTTTCTAATAGAAGAGTTGAGAGAGAAAAAACTTTAGAACTGGCTGCTTTAGATTCAAGATTACAACAGGGTTTAATATCACAAGAAGAGTTTGAAAAACAAAGAGAAGCGATAGAAAGAAAAGCCTTTAACAGGCAAAAAAGGCTTGAAATAGCACAGATTGCTATTAGTTTAGCTAGAGAAATAGCAAACATTGCAGCAAATTCAGCAGGTAACCCATTAAATGCGTTTACTTTTGGTAGTGCAGGAGCTGCCCAGAATATTGCTTTAGCAGGTATTGCCACGGCTAGAAGTGCAGTACAGGCAGGTATAGTTGCTAGTCAAAAATTTGCAGAAGGAGGTTATACAGGTGCTGGTTTTGGTTCTCCTGATAGCTCAGGATTTAAGCAAGCTGGAGTAGTGCATGAGGGTGAATATGTAGTACCTAAGAATGTACTAGAATCACAAAGAGGTAGTAGCTTAGTAGGTGCATTAGAAGCCATGCGTACAAGTAGGCCCCAGCCATTTAGTAATATAGGTTTTGCTAATGGTGGTTTTGCTGGTGCTAGCGGTGTTGATATATCTGGTTTACGTAATGAAATTACTCAAGCTGTTGCAAGTTCAATAGGAGCTATTCAAGTTGTTAATAATGCTACTGATACAATCACACAAGCTGCAAAGGTTAACAACATACAATCAGAAGCTACATTTGGTTAAAATTATTATATTTAAATTATGTGGTTAACTAGTTTATTCGGTAAGGCAAAAAATATAAGCAGTGAATTATCAAGTTATCAAAAGAAATTAAAAAGGCTTAACATTTGTGAAGGTTGCAACGATAAAAGAGATAACTTTAGATTCCTATGGTTTGAAAAAGAGGGAATATCACAGTGCGGTATTTGTAAATGTGCTTTAATAGATAAAACAATATGGGAAGATGAGCAATGTCCTAAAGGTAAATGGTAGATTTTGATGTAAATAAAAACTTAGAAAACTTAGACCAGCAAGAGAGGCTAAGTATTAAAGAGGCTATTATTAAAACTCATGGAAAAATGTTTCCATGTAGTAAAAGCCTTGAATATTTATCAGACCTATTTAAAGAGAATGTTGAACCAAACTTTAAGATTTCATGTGGACGGTGCAAAAGGAGAATAATAAACTTTTGGAAGCAGAGGCTAGAGAATTGGCAAATGTACTAAATGATACTTTGTTTAGTGTAGTTAATAATGCTAATGATATAAAACATGCTACTGAGTTATTATTAAGCACTGGTTTAATTAATCAAAAGGCTGTAAGAAATATGGCTGTAATTAATGATTACCATATAATGCGAAAGAATCCTTTAATGATGATGAAGGATATTTATTATAACCTATCTGTTAAGTATGATATTTCTGTTAATCTGGTTATAAAAATTGTGTTACAAAAATAATTTTATATATTAGCTTTTTACTTCATAAGTAAGTAGTTTGTGATTATTAAGAGAGGGTTTTTAGGGTAACCCTCTTTTTTTATGTAAAAAAATTATATATCAATTTTAAAACAATTTGCTATTGTTGTTTAATGAATTGGTATAATCTAAGTAATTCAATAAATAATAAGTTATCTATATCAATAGATGAGGAAATAGGCTCTTTTGGAATTGATGCTAAAACCTTTATTGATGAGGTTAAGGCTTCAGGTTCTAAAGATATAGAGCTTACTGTAAATAGTGGTGGTGGTTCAGTATTTGATGCCCTTGCTATTTATGACTTCTTAAAAAATTCTTCTTATAATGTATCTGTTAAAATTGAAGGTTTAGCTGCTAGTGCTGCTACAATCATTGCTCTATCTGGTAGTGAGTTACCTGTTATGAGTGAAAACAGTTTCTTTATGATTCACAATGCATGGATGCCGGTAGTTTCAATGGAGGGCATGAATAGTGATGAGATAAGAGATTATAAAGAAGAGCTAGAAAAGCAAGCCCAGTTAATGGATAAGATTAATCTTAAACTTGCTAAAATTTACGCTAATGCAACAGGTCTTGAATTATCTACTATACAGGACATGATGAAAGCGGAAACATGGCTAACTGCTGAAGAAGCTAAAGAGTATAATTTTATAGGTAGTATAGAAGTTGCAATGGCAATAGCTGCTTATGCATCTCCTAAAGAGTTAGCCAAAAAAGGGTACAATGTACCATCTAATTATGTAAATCAATTAAATAACGTGAATATGTCTGAAAAGGAAGGTCTATTAGACCAGCTTAAGGCTTATGTATCTGAATTGCTAGCTCCTAAAGCTGAAGCAGTAGAAGAGGTAACAGAAGAAACTCCAGAAGTTGAGGCTGTTGAGGAAACTACTGAGGAAGTTGAGGAAACTACTGAGGAAGTAACAGAAGAGCCACAGGATGCAGTAGATGTTGAAGCCATTAAAGCAGAGCTTATGGACTCAATTAAAGCTGAACTAACCGCTAAAGATAGCGAGTTAGCAGAAATGAAAAAGGAACTGGATAAGGCAAAAGCATCAAGAGAGCCATTAGAGGCTAAAGAAGATGTAGTTAATCCTGAAGCTAATGTTAAAGAGGTGGATGAGTTAGGTGCTGCAATCCTTAATATTTTAAAATCTTCATATAAATAATTTAAAAAATGGCAAATTTTATTACACAATCGATTTCGTCTACTTACGCTGGACAGGAATTTACAGAAATCCTATTTGCACCTCAAGAAGGTAGCTCGGATTTAGCAGGTATTAGAGTAATACCTAACATCAAAGTTAAGGCTAATATGTACCTTAACTCATCTCTTACAAAAATTGTAAGAAAGTATACAACTTGTGGTTTTTCTGCAACAGGTGGAGTTACTAATGTATCAGACAGAACTTTAGAAGTATCTAAACTTAAAGTTAATCTTGAAGAATGTGGAGATGCTTTTTACGGTACTATTTTTGAGGAGTTTTACGGTTCAGGAACTGCAATAGATGACCTAACTGATACAGTTGTAGGTGAGGTTGCTAGAAAAAGAGTTGCTGAAGCTATCGCTGATGATAACGGACGTATGGCATGGTTTTCTGCTACTACTGCTGCAAATGCTGATTATAATCAGTTTGATGGTTTTGTACAGTTGTTTGTAGATAACTCTGCATCTTTAGGTAAATATGTTGAGATGACAGATATTGCAAATGTTGAAGACACTAACGGTGATTTAGTTGCTGATGGTGCTTATACTTTGTTAAAGTCTGCATATGAGAATCAAACTAAGGTTTTAAGACAAATGCCAAACGCTTCTAAGAGTTTTAGAGTTACTGCTACAATCGTAGATAACTTAATGACTACTTATGAGCAACTTGGTACTGGAAACGCTTTAGGGCTTCAGTTATTGCAAGATGGTCAATCTTTATCTTTTAGAGGTATTCCAGTTATAGAAGTTACTGGATGGGATACTCAATTAGCTGATGCTACAAATCCAAATGCTAACATTGGAAAGAACATGGTAGTATATACAGTAAATGATAACTTAGTTATCGGTACTGATGTTGCTGATGCTGGTTCTCAGTTAAAGTTTAGAAGTAATGATGATGATGATGAGTTGTTAAAGATTATTGCTAAATATAAAATGGGTGCTCAGTTTGTATTTGGTGAGTTGATTTCTTTCTACTACTAAGAATTAAAGCCCCTCTTTATGGGGGGCATTTTTTTAACTAATAAATTTTATAAAGATGTCAGAAATTTCAACAGATATTTTAATTAATTGTAACGATGAAAACCGCAGAGGGGGTATTAAAAGAGTATTCGTTATTAATAAAGATGATGTAACAAGTTTCACAGCCTCTACTGATAATCATAGCTATACAGCAGTTACTTTAAGTACTACTGATGATAAGTTTTTTGAGATTGAAGGAGAGTTAGAAACTAAGTTATATAGCTCAGAGGGTTCTCGTGAGAATGGTTCTATTTCTTATGAAACTTCTTTAGAGGTGTTTTCTCCAAAAATGGAGAAAGTAAAAGCAAAAGGAATTAATTCATATGTTGAGTCATGTGGTTTAGTTGTAATATTTGAAACTTACAACAAAGAAACTAATGATAATAAAGCTTTTGTACTAGGTTATGATGAAATCATGGGTAAAGATGCATCAGTTGATGCTATTGCTAATGAAGTTTTAGAGGCTGAGTTACAAGGGCAAAACGGATATACAGTTACTTTTGCTGGTAAACAAGCCCAGCTAGTAAGGGAGTTTGTAGGTTCAATTACTACTAATAGCTCCGGTACAGTATCACTAGGTTCATAAATTTAGTTTATGGTGGATAGTTGCTTTGCAACATTTTTGGGAGAGCAGTTATGTGTTCTCCCTTTTTTTTTGTATAGTGAATATCAATAATTTTATTATATTTATAATATGAGCAAATTTATTATCATGCCTAGTTTTATAGGTAAAAAAATAATGGGTTCAGTAGGTATTATTAATCTTACTGAGAAAACAAGCCAAAAAGATTTAAAAAAACTATACAACGCTGGATTTAAAGAAGTTGTATCAATCGAAAAGGTAAAAGATGAGCCAAAAGAAGATAAGTAGTATAAAGGCTAGTACTGTTAAGACTGACCCGATTACTACTCCAATAGTTAAGAAGGAGAAAGAGCCTAATATTGATATTGAGCAAAAGTGGGTTCCATTTTTTCAGGATTCAGATAACATTTATGTAAATGATTTAGCAAAGAGGGCCAGAAGGTCTAGTACTCACAGCAGTATTATAAATCAAAAAATTACATTTATAAAAGGTAAAGGATTTACTTTTAAGTTAGACGGTGAGAATGTTGGTTATGAAGATTTACCTATTGATTTTCAAGAATGGTGCAAAGAAGTCAATCCTGAAGGAGATAGCTTATATGATGTATTTAGCGACCTTGTGCAGTCGTATGTTATTACTGGTAATGCTTATCCTTATATTAAAAAAAGTGGTGATTTTACAGCGTTATATTGCTATGATGCTACAACGGTAAGAAAAGGTAAAACTAAAGATATTGCATATTTATCAAATTTCTGGAGAGATATAGAATTAAGTAATACCCCATCAGCACAATATCCTGTAACAGAATTAAAGTTTTATAATGGCTTAACTCAAAAAGAGTTTTTAATTCACATAATGAGAAAATATCCTGAGTTTAACTTTTATGGATTACCAGATTATGTAGGTGCTTTAGATTGGATTGATATTGAGTATAGAATGAGTAAGTACAATATTGATAAGTTTGATAATGGATTTTTTCCTAGTGTACTTATTCAGATGTTTGGTGAGGTTCCAGATGGAATGAATGCTCAACAATACGTTGAAAAGATTAAAGAGAAGTTTACAGGAGAGGCTAACAATGATAAATTTTTAGTAGAGCTATTAGACAGCCCTGAACAAGCAGCAAGTATTAAAGAGTTTGACAGGGAGCGTGATGGTGAATTTATGGAGCTATCACAGTTATGTACAAAGGCCATTATTTCTGCTCATAGGATTACTCCTAGTTTAGCTGGTATTGAAACAGCAGGAAAGCTGGGAAGTAACCAACAGATAAAAGATGAGTATGATAAGTTTATGAATAGCGTAGTTATTCCTGATTTTCAAGAGCCACTATTAAAAGCATTAAATACTATTATTAAGAGAGATACTAAATACGGAAATATTGAAGTAGGTATTTTAAATGTTTCTCCTGTTGGGGATAGTGCAAAGGTTGATTTAAATGCTGTTATAACTATTAATGAAGCTCGTAAAATGCTAGGCTTAGAAATGTTAGAAGATGGTAGAGGTGAGCAGTTTGTTAATGAAAATGCTGTACAGAATATTGAAGAGGATGAAGTTGAGAATGAAATCAATAACACTTATCAAAACAGTATTTATTCTAAAACCTATGCAGACTATCCAGATAGTGCAGTTAACAATGCTAAAAGAGGTATTAAGTTAAATGATGAGGTTAATAATAGATGTGCCACTAGCGTAGGTAAGCAAAGAGCACAGGACATAGCTAATAGAAGAGGCTTAAGCTTTAGCACTATCAAAAGAACATTTAGTTATTTATCAAGAGCAGAAGAGTACTATGACCCTAGCGATACTAAGGCTTGTGGTACTATCTCATATTTATTGTGGGGAGGTAAGAGTATGAAGAGTTGGGCCGAGAGAAAAATTAAGGAAATAGAAAACAGTTAATAAATATGGCGTATAATACTGAAATGATGACTCCTACTGAGGTTAGTAGTCAAGCTATAAATGATAATTATTTTGATACTGCTTATTTTGATAAGTACATTTTAACTAGTCAAAGAAAGTATATTAAGCCTGTATTGGGTGTTAAGTATTATGATGAGCTTTTAACCCAGATAGCTGGAGCTAGTTTAACAGGTGATAACACTATTATAGTTAATCAGTTTATAAAGCCTATGTTAGCTCATTATGTAGTCTATGAGGTGTATTCTAAGATTCATACACAGCTTACTAATCAGGGTGCAATGGAGAATAATACAGAGCAGTCAAATCAGGCTAACAACTTTGAATATTCACAATCTAGGGACTTCTATATTAATAAAGCTGATTTTTGGAAAAAAGATATGATAGAATATATCAAAGAGGCTAAAGATGATGATTCTACTAAATTTCCTTTATTTGATGATTGCGAAACTCCTGTACAGGTAAATAAAAAAGGTATTATATTTTATTAAGATATGGCGATATTACATAAGAATATAAACAATGAAGCTGACATCCATAATCCTAAATGGTTTCAAAATGCTAATAATGGGGATATTGCTTTTAAGAATGAAAAAGGGCAGTTAGAGAGTACTGATGAATTATTACTACCAGCCGCTTTAAATTTTGTTGATGGAAGCGTAGCTCCTCCTACTACTAACACTGGTGATATTTACATATTATCTTCAGGAGGTAGTGTTAATGCAGGCTGGGGAGGTGTAAGCTTACAGGATTGGGTTAGGTATGATGGTACTGCATGGAATAGCATAACCCCCCAAAAGGGCAGTATGTGTTATGATAAAAATGCAGATGCTTTAAAAGTTTTTGATGGTTCTGCGTGGGCTGGTTTAGGTTCTAGTTTCGGAAAGTTTGGTATTGCTGATAGTTCTGGAGCTTATACATATTATGATGATTTTCAAACAGCATTAAATGCTGCTTCTAGCGGTGATACGGTTGAGATGTTTACAAATGTAACAGTAAGTTCAGCGAGTACAGTAACATTAATTGATGGTGTTAATATTAACATGAATGGCTATAAATATGAAAATACAGGCTCTACTAATGTTAATATGGTTACTTTACCTAGTAGTGCAACGGTGACAATCTATAACGGATATTTTAAGAGAAGCGGAGGAACTAATGGGGTAACAACTAATCTAACTTTAGATGCTTTTCCATCAACTAGCAGTAATTTATATTTAAAAGGGGTAACTTTTGAAAACACTATAAGCACTTGTTTATACATAAAAGGAGCTTTAGTAGAAGGGGGTACTTTTATAGGTAATGGGGCAAATTATAACGTATTAACCGCTGGGCCATCAACAAAAATGATAGGAAGTACTTTTATAGGTACTAGTTCTGGTCATGTTGGTGTTAATAGTACTACTTTAATAAATTGTACATCTTATGCTAATAGCGGTATGGCTTTTTATGTTGGTGCTGGAATATTGCTTAATTGTGTTGGTGAAAGCATAAGCAACATAGGCATAAGAGCATCAGGAGGTAATAATACTTTAAGTAATTGCACAGGTAAAAGTGAGTCTAATTATGGTATAAGAGTTGGAGGTGATAGCAGTACTGTTTATACAAAATGTAAAAATACAACAGGGTTCTCAAGTAGTAATTATGGATTCTATATAGATGGATTCGCAGAGGTAAGAAATTGTGATGCTCATAGTGCTAGTTTAGCTGGTGCATTAATTACTTCTACTGTCGTGGGAGCTACTCATAAAAAACCTAGAATCTATGATTGTACTTTTATAAGCGAAGGAGCTAACGGGGCTTTTGCTAATGGTTCTGTACAGATGTTTGATAGTTCATTCATATCACAATATGATAACGCTAACGGGCACGGATTAACTACCGGAAATGTCACAGGAGCATCAGACCCTACTATATTAAGTGGTTGTACTTTCCAGTGCGAAAATGCATCAGCTAATGGTTTTAAAAACACTTTAGCAGGTTATGAAACAAAGATAGCGGCCTGTAAATTTCATGGCATGACAACTGATATAAATGATGTAAATTCAAATCAGATGAGTAATACACCAGATTCATATAATAATATATTAATTTAAAAAGATGGCTAATATTTTAAAACAGGGGATAATCCAAACTGAATATTTTTCAATACCTCCAAGAATTGTTATACAGTATAACAATGATGAAGAAGGTGATAAGCAAGTGTTGATAGATTATGATACTTTAGATGATTCTGACAAAGCGGCTTTTGATTCTTTTAGAGAGCTTTGTAAAAGTAAAATGGTATAGATATTTTAGATTTTAATTACAAAGTTTAAAAGTAATTTTAATTTAATATATTTATAAAATGATTAAAATGTATAATTATTGCTTTAAATTAAGTTTTTTTACCAAAAATATTTTTATTTAAGGCATGGATTTTTTAACTGTCGAAAATTTACTACAATTTATAGCATTGTTTATTGGGCTTTTGTCTGCTTTTATTAGATTTAACAATAAGACAGAAAAAAATACATTGTTGATTGTGCAGTTAGAAAAAGATGTTCAAGCCATTAAAGAAGATGTAAAGCAAAATTATACAAAGCTTGAAAATAAAATTAGTGAAGTTGAAGATGATATTAAAAATATTGCAGCTGATATAGGTGAAATAAAAGGATATTTGAAACAGCTTAATCAAAGTTTATGAAACTTAGTAATAGTTTTACTTTAGCAGAAATGCTTAAATCCAATACCGCTTCTAGGCTAGGTATTGAAGAGCAATATTCCCCATCAAAAGAAATTATTGATAATTTAACTAAGCTCTGTAAAAACGTATTACAGCCTATCAGAGATAGTTTAGAGTTACCTGTTAGAGTTACCAGCGGTTATAGATGTGAAAAGCTTAATAAATCAATAGGAGGTAGTTCTAATAGTCAGCACGTTAAAGGAGAAGCTGCTGATATTGAGTTGTGGGTTAGAGGAGAAGAAAAAAACGCTATATTATTAGATGAGGTTATAAGTTTATCTTTTAATGGTAGTATTAAGTTTGACCAGCTAATTATAGAATATCCTGATGCTGAAGGAGTGCCTAAGTGGCTTCATATTAGTTATTCAGATAATAACAGAAATCAGATATTAATAGCTGAGAGGGTTAATGGTAAAACAATTTATAAAAAAGCAAATAGATGAAAAAGTTATTAGGTATTGCAAAAGGATTTTTTTTAAAAGGTGAAGCGGTTAAAAATACTGTTGATGGTATTGAAAAGATTGGAAAAGTAAGAGTTAATAAAAAGAAGGTTGTACTTGCTATTACTATTGTATTAGCTATCTTAGTACTTGCTGGTGCTATTAGTGAGGAAACATTCATAGAACTGTTTAAAGATATTAACTAAGATTTTCCAGCCTCTTCTGAGGCTATTGTTTGTTTGTTTTAAGGGAGGGGAGTTGTTACCCCTCTTTTTTTTGGCCTAAAAATAAATATTAAAAAAATATTACTTTTTATATTGTTGTATTAGAAAATTATTATATATTTGTATTATACAAACAACAAAAACAACAAACATTATGGAAAAGTTTAAAAAAGTATTAGAGGAAATTCAAACAGCAAATAACACTATTTTTAGTGTAGAGTTTATTAAAAAAGATGGTTCAGTTAGAAATATGACTGCAAGACTTCATGTTAAAAAAGGTGTTAAAGGTACTGGTATGAGTTATGACCCAATAGAAAAAGGTTTACTTCCTGTATGGGATATGCAAAAGAATGCATTTAGAATGATTAACCTTAAAACAGTAACTAAATTACAAATCAAAGGAGAGGAGCTAATATAGGCTCTTCTTTATAAATCAATTATTAATATTTAAAACAAATAACAATGAACAGATTAGAAAAATACCAGAGAGAGCATTTAGAAAACTTAGCAGAAAAAAAGGCTGAGTTATACAATGAACACTTAGATGCTGTAAAAGAAGAAGAACAGATAGCTAAATGTCAAGATACTTTAATAGGTTACATGGGCTTAGAAGAGTTTGAAAAGCTATCTAAGGATAATTTAAACATGATAGTAGGAGCAATGAGAGAATACGCAGAAAACATTAAAAACAGATAAGATGAACAGATTAACAGAAAAATACGAGAAAGAGCTTTTAGAATCAGAATATTTAGGATACAATAAAACTGAATTATACGAAGAGCTTTTAATAGAAAAGTTGAATCAAGAACAAATAAACGAATGCGAAGATATACTAATAAATTTGATGGGCAGAGATGAGGTTAAAAAGCTATCTAAGGGAAATTTTGACATGATAGTAATAGCAATGCATGAATACGCAGAAAACTTTAAAAACAGATAAGATGACAAACGAACAAAAACATATTAAATTCATGAATAAGATAGAAACTAGTATTTATGCATATAATGAAGTATTGAAGGATGCTATAAGGTCGAGAGATAGGAATACGATTGAGGATTTAAAAGATTTCTATGATGGGCAAGTACAGAAGTATCAAGGGAAAAAGGATACAGCACAGGAGCTTAAAGATTATTATGAGTACCTTTTTAAATAATGTTAAAAATAAATACTGTAACGATGGAAGAAAAAATAGTTGAAATATTATTTAAGACAATTTTAACTAATACCGAAATAGAACAATGCACTAAAGAGTTATTGAAATTATTTGATGTTAGTTATTCTGTTTTTGACAACGAAACTATTCAAAGAATTAGAAATAGTTCTTCTGATGCGGAAGTTCGTAGAATGATTAAAAGTAAAATTCAAAAATTCTAACTAACATCTTAATAACAGCTTTTTAAATTGCTGTTATGAAATGTTATAGCCCGTTTTAATGGGCTTTTTTTATTAATTTTAAAATAAAAAGATGAACAAAAAATCAATTATTTATGTATGTATAGCGTTATACTGGGCCTTAATAATAGGCTCATACTTTACAGATTCTGAAATATACACAGAGATAGTATTATGGATGTTTGTCATACCAGCAATATTAGCAGTTATTTACCTTTTAATTATGCTTTATGTGGGGATTAAAAGCCTATTTGATAAAGAAAAATAAACACTACTCAGGGTTTAGATTTAGACCTTTTTTTAGATGCAGAGAGATAACAATTATTTTCAAGTTTACTGATTCATGCAGATACATTTCTGATGATGCACAACTATCTGAACAGATTAATAAATTAGTTGGTTTTGGTGCTTTGTGGCATCATAAAAATAGTGTTAGAATAGGCTGGAAGTATTGCCGTAAAAAAGATATGATAAAACTTTACACCTATAAATATGTTGAAGGTGTGAGAATACAGAATCATTTTGATACTGTTAAAATAGGTCAATTTAATAAACTAAGAATAAAGGCCCATCGTACTTACTGGCTAGGAAAGTTCTTATATCCATACTTCGGAGGTAAAACTCCAGCCCCTCATGATATTAAAATTTTATTAGATTTTATATAGTTTTTTTTGTGTTTTATATTAATTTTTTATTATATTTGTATTAACAACAAAACAAACAGACATGAGAAATTTTACACAGTACACAACAAATGAAAAAGATGGGCAAAAAATTGATTTAACAATTAATACAAATCAAGATGGCTCAGGTAAATTTTATTATACTATTACAGATGAGGTTGCATATGAGGTTGAGTTTGAATATGAGATTGACAACATTAGCTTAAATATTAATGATGTTGTAGATGATTTTGATGTTCAACCTTTTAATCTTTATTGTTATGATGTAGAAGGTGAGCAAGTTGAAACTCCTGAAAATGTTGTTAAGGAGTTAGGTTATTTATTAAAATATACGCTTGATGGAATTGTTGAAGCTCCAGAGGGTAATTTTAAAGAATGGGTATAAAATAAATTAAATAGTAGAAAGATGGATAAATTAAACTTAGGGGAGTTCTTACATAGGACTTCCCAGAAAACAAACAAAGAGCTGGCTGATGATATTAGGCATATTAAAAGGCTTAGTAATAAGCATGATAATGTAGTAGTACATCAAGAAAAGAAAAGCTTAGATGCCACTGCTGAAAAGTTATCAAAGTCAATTAAAAGCTTTAACAAGGATGCAGAATTAATAATAACTATAAACGATAAACAATGGAAACAGGATTAGAAAAAGCCCTTAAAACAGTTGATATTAAAGGTAAAGCTTATGTAACAGTTAATGAGCGTGTAAAGTATTTTAGAGAGCATTTTACAGGCTATAAGTTAATAAGTGAAATAGTATATCATAATCAAGCTACTTTTTTAGAATGGCATGAGTTTGATGCAGAAGGTAACAAGATTAATAAAACAGCATGGACTAAAGGAGAAATTTGCTTTAAGGCTTCGATATTTAATGAAAAGGATGAAGCAGTAGCTACTGGTTATGCAATGGAGAAAGCTGATAGCTCATACATAAACAAAACTAGTTACATAGAGAATTGTGAAACTAGTGCATGGGGTAGAGCTTTAGCCAATTTTGCAATAGGAGTTGATAGTTCAGTTGCTAGTGCTGATGAGGTTGCTAATGCTATAAAGAATCAAAAATAAATGGGATTTGATAACACTACTGATAATGCTACTGACTGGCAAATATCAATAATCGAAAACTTAATACCATTATCATACATACCTCAACCAGAAAAGGATGAAGTAGAAAAAATGATTTTTGATACGGAATTAAAGTATGATGAAGCTGAAGCTATTATAACTTATTTAAAGGCTAACAGCATACCAACATTAGAAGAGGAATTTAACAGAAAAATAAACAAATAAAAATTTAAAAACTATGCTAAATACAGTAAAAGAATTAATAGAGGTTTTAAGTGATTTACCAGATGATACTCAAATATTTTTACAAACTTCAGATAAAGTGATAACACCAGCGGAAATAGAGGTAAATACACTTTTAGACAAATCAACTCATGATATACATGGTGTGATTATAACAACCGTACTAAGTGAGGAAATGAAAAGATTAATAAACGATTAAAACTAAATAACATGGATAACAATTTAGAATTTCCACAGGGTTTAATATTTAAACTACCTAGAGATAAAGCACCAGATTTTATAAAGGGTAGCTTATCAATTAAGAGAGCAGAATTAATACAATGGCTTAATAGCAAATCTGATGAATGGATTAACTTAGATTTAAAAGAAGGTAAATCTGGTAAAGGTTATGCTGCTGTTAATAATTGGAAGCCAGAAGGTCAAACTAATAACACACCAATAGCAAAAGATGCTGCTGATGATTTACCGTTTTAATTATGGATAGTAAAGAGATAGATAAATTAATTGAAGAAATAGCTCTTATTATTAAGGGCTATTCTTCTTTAGATAAAGATTTTAAGGATATTAACAGGTTAATAGTTGCAAAGCGTAAACTAGTGGGCTATTCTTTTAGATTTAGTGAGGTTGTAGGTTATGCATTGGATGAGTATAATGTTACCTATGCATCCAGAAAAAATGAATTAGCAAATAAGAAGTTAAAGTATATTGAGGCTGGTGATAGTGCTGCAAAATCTGAGTTAAAAGCGGAGTTGAAAAACTACCAACTAAGATTAGCAGAAGGTGAGAATGAAGCTCTTTATAGGAAGGTTAAAAGCTACTTTGATACGATGAGAGATGCGATTACTAGTATTACACAGGATATTAGTATATTGCGTAAAGAGTATGAAGATTCAAGAGTTCATGATAACGGGTAATACCCCATCCAAAAGTAACTGCTATAAAGTAATTAAGTTAGGCTCTAAATGTTCACTAGGTAAACAAAAACATCTTAAAAGCTATGAGAACTCTTTTATGCTCCAGATGCTACAATATCAGTATAATTTAATAGATACAGAGTTTAAATTTATTATTGATGTATATTATAATTCACGTAGGCCCGATTTAGATAATGCTTTAAAAGTGGTATTAGACTGTTTACAAAAAGCTGGAGCTATTAAGAATGATAATAAATGTATTGAAATAGTAGCAAAAAAGCATTTAGATAAAGAGAATCCTAGAATTATATTTAGTATATTAAGTATGTAAATAATAAGGAGATAATTTATTCTAAACGAGGTAAAATTAATTTTTTACCTTTTTTTGTGTGTTTGTTTTTTATATTAAAAATTTATTATATATTTATCAAAACAAATAAACAAATTAATCATGGAATTTACAGAAATTAAAAAGAGTATGTTATTGACTAAAGGTATAGTTAATGTCATTGATGAAGTAGATGAAAACTTATCTTATAAAGAGTTGGCTGAAAGCGTAGCTTTTATAATGCATGAATATTATTCTGAAGATAATAGACAAGATTTTTTGAAAACATTAAAAAATTTATTAACATGAGTGAGTTAGATACTTTTAACAAAAATTTTCTAATATTTGCCAATGCTATTAGTAATTTTGA